AGCTCTGCTTATGAATAAGGTAAAAGGTAATATAAAGATTAATATTATCGATACACCTGGTTTTGGAGCGACTAAAATGGACACGATGCAAGACCTAGCTACAATAACCGGAGCAAAAGTTATAAATGAAGAGTTAGGCGATGATTTAGATTTAATTGACCCAGATGTTTTAGGGGAAGCTATTAAGTCAGTAACCGACGCAACCTCAACGGTAATAACTGTAGGCGAAATGCCACAGGAAGCAAAAGATAGAATAGCACTGGTCAATAAAAAAATAAAATCCGAAAAGAACCCGTTTATTAAGTCTAAGCTTGAACAAAGATTAGCAATGCTTTCAGGAGCAGTTGCAATATTAAAGGTTGGAGCTAATTCAAAAATAGAGTTAAAAGAAAAGAAAGATAGGGTTGAAGATTCTATATATGCTGTTAAAGCAGCAATTAAAGAAGGAATAGTTTCCGGTGGTGGTGTAGCGCTACATAATGCTTCGGATAAATTAAAAGATAAAAATTCACCCGAAAAAATTCTTTGCGAGGCTATAAAAGCACCATATAAAAAAATTCTTGAAAACGCGGGTATATCTTATGGCCCTAATATGAATGAGGGGATGGGTATAGACGTTGTTACAGGAACAGGTGTTAATATGATTAAACACGGAATTATTGATCCTGTATTAGTTACAAAAACTGCATTGATAAATGCGGTGTCTGTGGCAACAACAATAATGTCGGCTGATTGTGTAATATCAAACGTTAGAGAATATGAAAGCGGTAAATAATTACATAATAATACAACCGATAAAAGAAGAGCCTAAAGAAGAAAAAGGACTTCTCATAATGGATCAGCATGTAGATGACATTAGATATTTAAAAGGCAAAGTAATATCTGTGGGTAATTTTACAGAAGGCGTAAAAGAAAATGATACAGTGTATTACGATAGACGCGCTGGACACGGAATAGAATACGACGATAACTTATATCAAGTTATAAAGCAACAAGATGTTGTGTTAGTCGGTTAATGCCAAAGACCAAAGTCCATAAACTAAAAACCAAAAACGATTACTGAAATACTAATCAAACACATTTGTTTAACTTTATAAATTAAAAATCATGGCTTTAAATAATCAAGAGCACTTTTTAGTATTTATCGACGCAGCTGACGACGCAGCTACTTTTACTCTATCTAATTTTTTAGGTATGACTGTAGCAACTGACGCAACTTTAATTATGAACTTTGGAAACACTTTAGGAGTTAACGCTACTGAAGACAAAAGAAGTTTTGTAACTATAACTACAACTGCTGATAAAGAAAAAGACGTTATGATCGGAATTGCAGATGCAATCAACAACGCAACTAACTATCCGAAAAACACAAAAAACTATACAGTAATTTGTGACGACGTTAATTCAATCTTTGCACACGCAAACATCTTAAGCTGTACTATTACATTAGACGCTTAATAATTACTAAGATCATACACGGGCTCACGAGCTGGGCCTGTAGATCTTTTTTTTATGGAATTAAACGCGGCAGAGATCCGCAACTTAAATTTATTTAAATATTATAGAGTAGTTAGAAAATGGGCATGTAAGCAATATGGCTTAACAGATGCCGATTTAGAATTACTTATATATCTTGATTGCAAAGTTAGATTTACACGTAATGATTTTATTAACGGTGTATACACTATGTCGTGGGATAAAGCTAGGTGGGAAAGATTAAGAAATGAAGGGTGGATAGATGTATGGAGACACCGAAATAGGACTACAATTAAATACAGCATTTATAATACTTCATATAAATGTAAAAGATTAATAACACGTATATATAATATTTTATTGGGTAATGAGGACATTCCTATATCCGAACAAAATGTATTCTACAAAAACAAATCATATACAGATAAAGTTTTTAATAAAGCTATAGATGATATGCTTAAAGATAACACTAGATAAATTTTAAATTATGCCAAATGATTACAAAACAGGTAAAAAGAAAGCTTATAAACCTTTAAAGAAGAGTAAAGCTAAAAAGAAAAAGAAAAATGGCAAGTAAAAACGCACCATCAAGAAAAAAATCTAAAGGTTACTATAGCAAAAAAGGTGGCATGACCAAAAAGGGTGTTGCTAAATATAGAAAAGATAACCCAGGCAGTAAATTAAAAACAGCAGTTACTACAAAACCATCTAAATTAAAGAAGGGTAGTAAAGCTGCGAAAAGACGTAAATCTTTTTGTGCTAGAATGTCAGGTGTTAAGGGGCCTATGAAAGATAGCAAAGGAAGACCAACAAGAAAAGCATTAGCTTTAAGAAAATGGAATTGTTAATATGAAAAATAAATTTACGAGTAAAACCGCAAAGCTTGCGCCGCCGTACGATAAGCTAACAAAAGCTGATTTCGCAATGTTAAGAGCTAAAAAGAAAAAAAACAAAACTAAAAAGAAATAAATAAGCAATGGCAGAACTTGACCTAGACAAGATCAAAAAACAAAAATTCAATATCAGTGTAGAAAACTTAGTTACTATAGGGGCTGTGGTAGTTACAGTCGTAGGTATGTGGTTTACACTACAAGCTGATATAGAACTGGCAAAACAACTACCCGAACCGCCAGTTTCAAGAACAGAGTATGACTTAAAAGATCAATTAATTAGAGAAACAATTATATCTACTGAAGAAAAAGTAGATGCTAATTCAGAAAAGCTTGATAAGATTGATGAAAAGCTTTATGAAATAATTAAAAAATAATTATGAAAAACTTTATAACCACTCTATTTTTATTTTCAATACTTTTAACATATTCACAAGATATTACTGTAGTACACTTTAATTATAAATGGAATTCTAAAAATGACTACGTTAAATTAGAAAGTATAAAAAGAGCGAGTGTTTCTAAAGCATTAGTGGAAGAGCAATCTGCGGATTTACAAGCAAGCATTAAAGCTGTTCCAGTTATAATTATTTTTAGAAAAGGAAAGCCTGTAGCTAGAATAGAAGCAGACTTAAGCATGAAAATAAAAACAAGACTTGAAGATATACAAGAACTTGTAGACAGATACCAATAATATGAAATCAAAAGGATTAGGTGATTCAATAGAAAAAATCACAAAAGCAACAGGAATAAAAACCATGACGGAAGTAATCTCTAAAGGATTAAATGTTCCTTGTGGTTGCCAAGGCAGAAAAGATGCTTTAAACACAATATTCCCATATAAAAACAATAAAAAATGATATTAATAGCAATAGCACTTATAGAAGCAGTAGTTATAGTATATTTAATTATGCTTCATACAGGAAAAATTAAAGATGCAGATAAAGATTTTATCGCTGATTCAGTTGAAACAAAAGTTGAAGAAATTCAAGTTAACGCTGTAAACAAATTAAACAGATTAAAAGCTGAATTAAAAGACGTGGCTGCTTCTATAAAAGAAGTTGGTAATCAATTAGAAGATTTACCAAAATCACTTAAAGGCAAAAGAGCCGGAAGAAAAGCAAATGTCAAAAAATAAAAAGAAATTAAAAGATACAGCGGTTGGTAAATTTTTAGCCGGTGCTGGATCTAATATAATCGGTAGTCTCGGTGAAGTTTTACCAGATAAAGGTGTACTTGGATTAGTTAAAAATTTAATTAAGAAAGACCCTGAACTACCAGCTGAAGACAAGGAAAAAGCATTAGCTTTGCTACATCAAGATACTGTGGAAATGCAAGAGGTATCAAAAAGATGGCAGGCAGATATGAGATCTGATTCCTGGCTTTCAAAAAACACAAGGCCATTAACATTAGTTTTCTTAACTATTTCAATGGTCTTATTAATATTTATAGACTCAACCGGTTTAGACTTTGAAGTTGACGGTGGCTGGGTTGATCTTTTAAAATCACTTCTTATTACAGTATACGTAGCATATTTTGGATCGCGTGGTGCTGAGAAGTTCAAAACAATACAAAACAAATAAACAATGCCTAAAATTTCTACTTATTCGCTAGATACTACTATAACTGATAACGATAGTTTATTAGGAGTTAATGCAGCAGACGGTACAACAAAAAGGTACTCAATGTCTGGTATAAAAGCTGCTCTTCTTGCAGGAGCTGATATAACTGCTGTGATTGCGGGTACGGGATTATCGGGAGGTGCTACATCAGGGGATGCAACTCTTACTATAGATAGTACAGTAGTTACAAAAACTGGGACACAAACACTTACCAATAAAACTCTTACAACACCTGTAATTTCATCAATATCAAATTCAGGTACAATTACTTTGCCAACATCATCAGACACTTTAGTAGGTAGAGCAACAACAGATACACTTACAAATAAAACTTTAACATCACCATCTTTAGCTTCTCCTACGTTTTCTGTTACTGAAACGGGTATTGCTAATGGAGATTTAATTCTTTTCTTAGATGCAACTGATTCTTCAGTTACTAAAAAAGAAGGATTAGATGATTTAGCAGCGTTATTTGCAGGAGCTGGATTAACATCTTCAAATTCAGTATTAGCAGTAGGAGCGGGAACAGGTATTACAGTAAACGCTAATGATGTGGCAGTAGCAGGTGCACAAACTTCAATTACATCTGTTTTAAATACAAGTTTAGTTTTAGGTAGAGACGCTGACAATGATATTGATTTTACATCTGATAACATTATTACACTAAGAACAGCAGGGGCTGATCAAGTTAAATTAATAGACGGTGCTTTATCACCTGTAACAGACTCCGACGTTGATTTAGGGACATCTAGTTTGTACTTTAAGGATGCTTATATAGATTCTATCACAACAACAGGTAATGTGAGCATAGGTGGAACCTTAAGCGTTTCTGGTAATAACTTTTCAAATGTAGCGGATATAGGGCTAGATAGTATATCAGCAGCAACCAACGATATAAATATTGCTTTAACTGATAATAGAGCTACAGCGCTTACTATTAAACAAGGTAGTGATGCTTATATGATTTTTGATACTGCTAATTCAAGTGAATCAGTATCTATTGGAACAGGAATAAGTGGAACAGCTATAACTATTGGGCATGGAACATCTGAAACTACAATAGGTGATAACCTAGTAGTAACGGGTAATTTAACAGTACAAGGTGATACTACAACAGTTAACACTGCAACACTCAGTGTAGAAGATCCATTAGTAGTTGTAGGTAGCGGTAATAATTCATCAGATAGTGTTGATTTAGGATTATACGGATTATATGATACATCTGGTTCACAAGATTTATATTCAGGATTATTTAGAGATGCAAGTGATAGTGGTAAATGGAAACTATTTAAAGATTTACAGCCTGAACCTACAACAACAGTAAATACCAGCGGAACAGGATATGCAGTAGGAACACTGGTTGCAAACTTAGAAGGAACAGTTACAGGTAATGCAAGTGGATTATCATCTACATTAGCAGTAGCATCAGGTGGTACTAATGCAACATCATTTGCTGATAAAGCGGTTATTATATCACAAGATAGTGGTACAGACACGTTAGCGGGTGTGGCAATGAGTACAAATGGTCAATTATTAATTGGTGGTACAAGTGGACCAGCGGCAGCAACTTTAACAGCGGGTACTAACGTTACTATTACAAATGCAGATAATGCAATTACTTTAGATGTTAGTGCAGCAGGTGATGCTTTCAAAACAATATCTGTATCAGGTCAGTCAGATGTAGTAGCGGATGGAACAGCAGATACATTAACATTTGCAGCAGGTACTGGAACAACAATAACAACAAATGCTAGCACTGATACTATAACTATAAGTGCTGGAACAAATACAATAGAAGTAGATGAATTTACAGGTAACGGCAGTACAGCTCAATATACGTTAAGTACAGCAGCTGTTACTGAAAACAATTTACTTGTATACATGGACGGTGTTTATCAACATCATAATACATATGCGGTATCGGGAACTACATTAACTTTTGATACAAACGTACCAAACGGATCAAAAGTAGAGGCGTTCCACATGAGAACGATTAGTAATACAAACTTAGTACAATCAGCAGTAGCTGGAACACTAATGGATGTTAGTGGAGCAACAGGTGATGTAACATTTAATGTAGATTTATCTGAAGCAGCTGAAGAAGCAATAGCTAACGGTGACTATATGTTATTTTTAGACGGTGGTGCAACAGGAGTGGCTAAGAAAGAAGCAGTAGCGGATATAGCTACACTTTTTGCAGGTACAGGACTTACAGCATCTAACTCAGTTATAAATATAGATGCTGCTCAAACAGGTATTACATCAGTTGTAAATAGCAGTTTAGAAATAGGTAGAGACGCGGATAACAGAATAAAATTTGGAACAGACAACCAAATAATATTTGAGGTTAGTGGAGGAGACAATGTAATATTTAAAGCATCAGGTGAAATTGAAGCTACTACAGTAAATACAACTGGAGCTGCAACATTAGGTGGTAATGGATCATCTGGTGGTGTAACTATAAACGACGGATCAATACAAATTAGAACAGGTACAGGTAATGTAGCTGAAATGAGATTTTATTGTGAAACTAGTAATGCACATTATCAAACATTAAAAGCAGCGCCTCATAGTGCAGGTAGTTCAGCAGCATTAGTTTTACCCACAGCATCAGGTAATTTAGTAGGTACAGGTGATTCAGGAACAGTTGCAAGTGGAATGATAGCGGCAGACGCAATAACTGGTGCTAAGATTGCAGATAACGCTTTAGACTCAGAACATTATACAGATGGTTCAATCGATACAGCACATCTAGCGGCAGATTCGGTTACAGGGGCAAAAATAGCAGATGACGCATTAGACTCAGAGCACTATACTGACGGTAGTATTGATACTGCTCATTTAGCAGATGGATCAATTACAGCGGCTAAGATTGCAGATGGCACTATAGTTGCAGCAGAAATAGCTGATAACGCAGTAACTACAGCAAAGATAAATGCCGATGCAATTACGGGCGCAAAAATAGCGGATGATGCTATAAATTCAGAACATTATACCGATGGTAGTATTGACACAGCCCATATTGCTGATGACCAAATAACGCAGGCAAAAATAGCTAATGATGCGGTTGGCGCGGATGAACTCGCGTCTAACGCGGTTGTAACAGCATCTATAGCAGATAATAATGTTACGCATGACAAATTAGAAAACAGATATACTGTTTTAAGCGCATTAGGTACAGGAGGTAGTAAAACTCTTGATTTTTCTGCAGCAACTACATTTACAGCTACAATGAACGGTAACGCAACTTTTACTATAACTAATCCAAAACAAGGACAAGTTGTAGATTTAATATTAGCGGGGAATCACACACCAACTTTAGCAATGAGTGGTGCTACATTTAATAAAGCAGGAACTACAGACTATGATGGTTCCACAACAAACCTTATACAAATACTGGTAGCAGATGATGCTTCGAGTGAAATATTTTATTACTCAGTAGCTCCAATAGCATCTGATACAACACCATAATAATATGAAAGCAATAAAAATAAACGGAAATATAAAAGTGTATAGCAAATTACCTAATTCTTGGGAAGGGGTTATGGGTAATTTTAGCGGTTTATCAGATGAAGAAATAAAAGCATATGGGTTTTATGATGTTGTAACCCCTGATTATAACTCTACAATACAAAAATTATCAGATATATTTTGGGACGCAGATAATGAAGTATTTACTTATTCCGTTTCTAATATTGAATTTTCTAAAACATTAGAAGAACTTAAAGAGCTGACAATAAGAAATTTAAAAATGAATGCTTTAAATAGCTTAAGTGTAACCGATTGGTATGTTACAAGAAAAACGGAAAAAAATATTGATATACCCTCATCTATAATTACAGAAAGAGATGCAATAAGAACGCAAATAAACACAAAAGAAGCTGAAATAAATAATTTAACAACTAAAAATGCTGTAGTAGAGTACAGTACTTTAATATGAGTTTAAATAAAAGACTTTTTACAGGAGGACAACTTCCAGGTGCAACACTAGAAAATGCTTTTAGTGCATATATTTATGATGGCAATGGTAGCTCACAGTCGCTAACAGGCCTTGGATTTAAACCAGATTTACTTTGGATAAAACAGCGAGGAGGCGATAACCCTCACTTACTAATGGACAGCTCAAGAGGAGCTGGAATACTTTTAACTCCAAATACAACGGCTAATGAATCAGGAAACTCAGGTAATTTTGTAGGGTCTTTTGATAATGACGGGTTTCAAGTAAACAGAAATTATTTATCATATACAGCGCATGATACCACTAATTATGGTGTTGGAGATGCAGCTAAATATGTTGCTTGGGCTTGGAGGGCAAACGAAGGAACTACAAGCAGTAATTCAGATGGGAATATAGCAAGTACGGTTCAAGTAAACAGCGCAGCAGGGTTTTCTATAGTTCAATTTACAGGTTCTGGAAGTAATACCACTGTGGGGCATGGGTTGGGGGCGGCTCCTGATTTTATACTTATGACTAATAGAACGAGAAATGGGTACGGATGGTATGTTTATAATTCAGCTTCAGGGCCTACTAAAAATATGGTTTTAAATACTAGAGATGGGTTAGCTACAAATGCGGCTGCATGGAATAACACCGCTACTACAGCTACTACTTTTTCTTTAGGTACTGAAACAGGAACAAACAGTAATAATTATCCTTATATTGCATATTGTTGGCATTCAGTACCCGGCTATTCAAAATTTGGTACATATACAGGAACAGGATCTTCAGGACATACAATTGATGTTGGATTTCAACCTGGTTTTGTAATTGTTCGATCAACAGCAAGCTCGGAAGATTGGTTAATGTTTGATTCTGCTAGAGGAAATAATAAAGTAATATATGCAAATTCAAACGCGGAAGAAGCAACTTATAACACATTTGGTTTAACATCAACAGGTTTTGAATTACCTCAGTGGGGGAGTTCTAATGGTAATGGACAAACATATATATATGCTGCTTGGAGAGAAGCAACTTAATAAACAAATAATAAATAAATGGCAACAACAAAAGTAACAGCTAACGTATTAGCGGATAATTCAATAACACAAGCAAAGCTTGCAGACGATGCGATTGGAGCAGCAGAATTAGCAGCCAACGCAGTAGTTAATGCATCGATAGCATCTGGAGCAGCTATAGATATGGATAAGCTTGATGGTGATTCACTTGCAAGCGCTATAACTGACTTTGCACAAGATGATCTTGTAATACTATCCGATACATCAGATTCAGGTAATCTTAAATCAATGACAGCTTCTAATTTTGAAGATGCAATATTTGGTAATATAAGTGGTGACGTTACTTTAGCAGCAGGAGGAGCAGCAACAGCAGCAGCGGCACAAACAAATATAACTTCAGTATTAAACACATCACTTATACTTGGAAGAGATGGTGATAACCAAATAAAGTTTGGAACTGATAATCAAATTATCTTTGAAGTAAGCGGTGGTGACAATGTTATATTTAAAGCCTCTGGAGAGATTGAGGCTACAAGTTTAGATATTTCAGGTGATGTAGATGTAGATGGTACACTTGAAGCAGATGCTATAACAGTTAACGGAGCTACACTTGCTGAAACAATTTCAGATACAGTAGGAGCTATGGTTGGCAGTAACACAGAAACTGGAATAGCAGTAACTTATGATGATTCTGATAATACTTTAGATTTTGTTATAGGAGCAGGAGTTATAGTAAACTCAATGTTAGCAGATGATGCAGTAGGTGCGGACGAACTTGCAGCGAATGCAGTAGTTACAGCTTCAATAACTGATGGTAATGTTACAACAGCTAAGCTAGCCGCAGATTCAGTAACAAGTGCAAAAATCCCTGACAACGCAATTGATTCCGAACATTACACAGACGGAAGTATTGACACGGCTCATATTGCAGATAGTCAAATTACTGTTGCTAAAATGGCAGCCAATTCGGTTGACTCAGACCAATATGTAGATGGGAGTATTGATACGGCTCATATTGCCGATGATCAAGTAACACAAGCTAAAATGGCAGATGATGCAATAGGGGCGGATCAGTTAGCAGCAAACGCTGTGGTAACAGCTTCAATAACGGATAATAACATTACGCATGCTAAATTAGAACCAAGATATACAACGCTGGTTGCTAAAGGTACAGGGACAAATCAAACATTAGATTTTGCAACTGCTACAACTTTTACAGCGACTATGAATGGAAATGCTACCTTTACAATAACAAATCCTAAACAAGGGCAGGTAGTTGATCTTATAGTTGCAGGTAACCATACATTAACACTTGCAATGTCAGGTGCTACGTTTAATAAAATAGGAACAGTTAATTACGACGGCTCTACAACTAATTTAATACAGATTGTTGTTGCTGATGATGCATCAAGTGAGATATTCTACTATTCAGTTGCACCTATAGCGTCAGACACAACACCATAATAAATAATATATGAAAGCAGTAAATAATAACGGAAAAATAAAAGTATACGCTTCAGTACCAGATTCTTTTCAATCTTCTACAGGTGTACATATGAATGCACCTAAAATGTCACAAACAGAATTGCAGAACGCGGGAATGTTTGATGTTGTAATAAGTAATGACTACGATGAAAGAGTTCATACACTAGGTGAAATATATTTTGATTCACCAAACACTGTATTTAAAAAAGATTTAGTTGATAAAACATGGACTGAAACTTTAGATGAATTAAAAACAAAAAGAATAAACCATTTTAAATCGCATGTTAATTCTAAATTAGCTAAAACGGATTGGTATGTTATTAGAAAAACAGATAACAACGATGCAATCCCCAGTGATATACAAACAGCAAGAACAAATTTAAGAACACAAGCAGCAACTGTTGAAACAGAAATAAATGCTTTGACAGAAAAAAAAGAAGTAGTATCATACGATTTTCCTAATATTTAATTAAATGAGTTTAAATAAAAGATTAATGTCTTCAGCGCCGCCACCATTTGTGGCGAGTGAAAACTTTGGTATTCTTACTTGGGCTGGTGATAATTCAAACAGCAGAGCTATTACTGGGCTTGGCTTTAAACCTGACTGGGTTTGGATAAAAAGAAGAAATAGCAGTGAACCCCACGCTGTGTATGATAGCACAAGAGGTCCTAATAAACAACTTGAAGCTAACGACACTGATGCAGAGGCTACTAATAGTGGGGATTATTTAGGTTTACCTTCTTTTGACACTGACGGATTTACTGTCGGTAACAACGGGGGTACTAATAGAAGTGGTAACACGTATGTGGCTTGGTGTTGGAAAGCAAATGGAGGAACTACAAGTACAAATTCAAATGGAAGTATAAACAGTACAGTTCAAACAAATAGTGATACAGGATTTAGTATTGTTAAGTTTACAGGAACAGGCGCACAAGGGACCATAGGGCATGGGCTTTCATCAGCTCCAGAATTAATTATTTCAAAAAGATTAGACGCAACTAATAACTGGAATGTATATCACAAAGATTTAGGGTTAAGTCATACAACATATCCTAATTGGTTGTATTTAAATTTAAATAGTTCAGAACAAAATAGTGGGTCAAATGCAAATCATGCTTATTATCAAGTGCCTTCGTCTACGCTACTATATCAACACACAGGTACAAGCGAATCTTCAAATGTAAATAATGGAACATATATATCTTACTGTTTTCATTCAGTTGATGGCTTTTCAAAGTTTGGCTCATACACAGGTAATGGTTCAGCAGATGGACCGATTGTAGAAACAGGATTTGAACCTGCGTTTTTAATGCTAAAAAGAACAGATGATGCAGGTAGTTGGGCAATGATAGACAACACAAGAACTCCAACAAACCCAAGAAATTTAGAATTATTTGCTAATTTAGCTGATGCAGATAACACATTTACTGCAGTAGATTTTTTGTCAAATGGTTTTCAAATAATAAATACATCAAACACATATAATGCAAGTGATGATACATTTATCTATATGGCATTTGCTGCAGATCCAGATGAAGTAGCGCCAACACTTGCAAGTAGTTTTGAAATACAAACATATGATATGACAGGTGGTGCTGACAAAGATATAAGTTTTGCTTTTAAACCACAATTTGTTATAACTAAAACAAGAGATGAGGGTGCTCATTGGAGCTGGAATGATATTGTAAGAGGAGCTGATTCGAGTTTAGCTAGTAACGATAACAATGCCGCAAGCAGCTCACATCAATGGAGAGTAAAAGACTGGCATGCGGGTGCAACAAGTGTAACAATAGCACAACATGCATCTACAGATACAGCTAATATTTCTTATGCTTGGAAAGCGGATGATAACGAGCCAACAATTACAGGAGGGCCTGCGGTAGCTGTATATAAATTTGAAGACAATGCAAATGACGTAACTGGTAATAACAATGCTTCTTCTACTGCTAATGTAACTTATACATCGAGTGGTAAATTTAACAAAGCAGCAGTATTTAACGGTAGTAATGCTTATATGAATTTATCTAATGGTTCTTTTAGATTTAGACATTTAACAATATCTGTTTGGGTAAAACCAGCAGGTTCAGGGCATAGAAGTATTATAGAAAATTATGATTATCAAAGTAGCGCTAGTAAAGGTTTTATTCTTAGAATTGATAATAGTACCGGTAAAGCAAGATTTGTAATTTATAATGGTGATTGTGATAACCCTTATCCTGATGACACAGATTGTAGTAATGTTACAGCTGTAGTTTCTACAAGCGCTATAGCTACAAACGCTTATACTCATATAGTTATTACAATGAATCCCGATGAACTTAAAATGTATATTAACGGGGAATTAGATGTTTCAACCCAAACACAAGCAATAGGTTACCACGCATCTGCTTCTACAAATATAGGCCGAACAGTACATGCTTTCGCTACAGGGGGTGAAGCTTTTTATAATGGAGAAATTGACCAGTTAAGAATATACAGCGGTGCTATAACAGATACTGAAGTTGCTACTTTATACGCAGAAACGGCAGGTGACAATGATAATCTTTCTTTAGTTGATGCTTCAAGCGCAGTAATAAGTGCAAACCCAAACGCAGGTTTTAGCATTGTTAAATATGAGGGAACTCAAGGGTTACAAAAAATTCCTCACGGATTATCAGCAGCACCAAATATGATAATTGCAAAAAATATTAGTGATGGCAGCACAAGTTGGACTGTTTTTCATAGTTCTTTAGGTGCAGGAAAAATATTAAGATTAGAAAATGCAGCTGATGAAATAGCAAATGATGCGTTTTGGGGTGGTACTTCAAATGCACCTAATGCAACAACATTTACTGTAGGCGTACAGAATGATACTAACGCGGAGGATGGAAGCTTAAATGAAATAATTGCTTACTGTTTCCACGATGTTTCGGGGTACCAAAAATTTGGATCATATACCGGCTCGGGAAATACTGGTAATACTGTAACAGTGGGATTTCAACCTGATTTTGTAATGGTAAAATCATCAGATGAAGATGAGCCTTGGTTTGTGTTAGATAGTAAAAGAGATACAAGTAATCCAAGAGATAATCGTTTAATGTTTGATGCTAGTAATGCTGAAGACAATGGAAGTGTGCACACTATAGATTTTAATTCAAACAATTTTGTATTAGACGGGACTACAGGAAATGGAACAAATGGAAGTGGAAAAAGTTATATATACTGGGCACTTAAAATAAATTCAATACAAATAGATTATCTTGTTATCGCTGGTGGCGGTGGTGGTGGTAATGGTAGAGCTGGAGGTGGTGGAGCCGGAGGTTACATATATGCAACCGGGGGCTATAGTACAGCTGGAACAGTGTATACTATAACAGTAGGAGATGGTGGTGCAGCTGGAGCATCAGGAAGTAATTCCGTATTTGGATCAGTAACTGCTATTGGAGGAGGAAGAGGTGGTAGTACAGATGGTACTGGAAGTGCAGCAGTAGGTGGTTCTGGAGGTGGTGGAGCAGGACTAGGTACTACAACTGAAGCAGGAGCAGCAGGTACGTCAGGACAAGGTAATGCTGGGGGACACGGTTATTACACTGGATCAACACAAAGAAACGGTGGTGGTGGTGGTGGTTCTGCTGCAACAGGAGGTAATGCATCTGCAAATACTTCTGGTAATGGTGGTAACGGAACTGCATCATCTATAACTGGTTCATCTGTAACTAGAGCTGGAGGTGGTGGTGGTGGAGACCAATTAAGTGGTGAAGGATCAGGTGGTTCTGGAGGCGGTGGTAATGGTGGTAGAGATACATCAATTAATGCTACTGCAGGAGCTGCAAACACTGGATCTGGTGGTGGAGGTGGTGGAGGTACCGGTGGAGCTGGTGGATCTGGAATTGTAATATTAAGATTATTAACTTCAGATTATACAGGTACTACAAGCGGTAGTCCAACAGTTACGACAGATGGAAGTTATACAGTATTACAGTATACAAGCAGCGGAACTTATACAGCATAGTTAAAATTAAGTTAAATTAAATTAAATAAATAAATTATGAGTAAAATTAAAAAAGAACAATTAGAAGAATTACAAAAAATAAACAATCTTATTACAGAAATTTCAAATGAAATATCTAAGAACACGATAACAAATCATAAGTTATCACATCTTCATCTACAACAAGAAATAAGATTAAATGAATTAAAATTAGAACTTCAGGAAGAACACGGTAAAATATCAATCGATCTTAAGACTGGGGAAATAGAAAAACTAGAAGAAGATGAGCAAGCTGATAAGAAAGATTAGTATTGGTAAAGACTACAAAACAGATGCAATGCATTATGCTGTAGGTCAAGAAGTATACGGAGGTCACACTATATGTGATATATTAGAAGAAGAAAATAAATTCTGCATATACATTAAAAAGAATAATGATATATTACCATGGAAAGATTTTAATAAAAACATGGGGATATCTGTAGAATATAATCTTGAATACTAATGAAACCAATACATACTTTTTTAATAACACCAAAAAAAGAAAGATACGACAATATTAAAAAGATCAATGATACAGAGTTAATATTAAATTCTGGTATAACTGATCATAAATTTGTAAGTCGTGAAGCTGTAATACATGAAACACCAATAATAGATGGCAAGCATTTTACTAGAGGCACTGAGCTTTATGTGCATCATAACATATTTCGTCGTTGGCATGACGTTAGAGGTATTGAAAAAAACAGCAAAAGTTATTTTAAAGATAATCTATATTTTTGTGAACTCGATCAAATATTCCTTTATAAACATAAAGGCAGCTGGAAAGCAAATCAAGGCTATTGTTTTATAAAACCATTAGCAAGTGAAGATGAGTTCTCTACTAATAAAGAAAAACCTTTAATGGGTATTGTTAAATACACTGATGATTCAGATTTATTAACAATAGGTGAGAAAATAGGATTTACCCCAGATAGTGAATACGAGTTTATAATAAACGGTGAAAGATTATATAGGGTAATGACAAAGGAAATTTCAATTAAATATGAATATAAAAAAGAAGAAAGAGAGTATAATCCAAGCTGGTTATAGAGCTGTTGACGAATTAGTAAAAGTAGCAAAAGAACCGATTGTGGAAACTGATGATGATGTATCTGCGGATAGATTAAAAAATGCAGCTGCTACAAAAAAGTTAGCTATATTTGATGCTCTTGAGATTTTAAATAGAATTGAACAGGAGCAAGCTATTTTAGAAAACAAACCTATACAAGATGAAACAAAAGCATTTAGTGGGTTTGCTGAAAAAAGATCTAGATAATGAGTTATCAACAAACATTATATAAGATTATTGAACCTATTAAACGAACAACAATACATAGGTTAAATAAAAAGAAAGCTTGGGAATATGGTTATAACAAAGAACACGATGTGGTTGTTATAAGCAAGACTGGTAAGATTGGGGAGGTATATGAAATACAAAACTTAAAGATTGCATTACCTGAAGTAAATGAAGTGTATAGCAAACATGATAAGTGGACTCCACACGAATACCCTAGAGAATTAAAAAATATAAAAACAATATTTGACTGGGAAACATATCCTGCTCAATTTAAAGAAACATGGCATGCGTACATTAATAGAGAATTTACAAGAAGGGAAGAAGGCTTTTGGTTTAATAACAAAGGGAATGATACTTATATCACTGGCTCTCATTACAATTACTTGCAGTGGTCCAAGATTGATGTTGGGAAGCCAGACTTTCGAGAAGCAAACAGATTATTCTTCATTTTCTGGGAAGCATGCAAGGCAGATACAAGATGCTATGGAATATGCTACCTTAAAAATAGACGGTCTGGATTTAGCTTCATGTCAAGCAGCGAGACAGTTAATCAAGCTACAATCTCTTCAGATGCTAGATTCGGAATCTTATCGAAGACTGGTAGCGATGCAAAGAAGATGTTTACGGACAAGGTCGTCCCAATTTCATTACACTACCCATTCTTCTTTAAACCAATACAAGACGGGATGGACCGTCCCAAGACAGAGTTGGCCTACCGTGTCCCAGCATCCAAACTCACAAGAAAGTCCATCACCAGTACAGCCAAATCCAAGTCCACCACAGGGACGCTCGAAGGGCTCGATACAACAATAGACTGGAAGAACACGGGTGATAACTCGTATGATGGTGAAAAGTTAAAATTATTAGTTCACGATGAGTCTGGTAAATGGGAAAGACCAGATAATATATTAAACAACTGGCGTGTTACAAAAACAACGCTGAGATTAGGAAGTAGGATTATAGGAAAATGTATGATGGGATCCACCTCAAACTCTTTAGATAAAGGTGGTGATAACTTTAAAAAATTATATGATGGCTCAGACGTTACAAAAAGAAATCGAAATGGACAGACTAGTTCGGGATTATATAGTTTGTTCATACCTATGGAATGGAACTACGAGGGATTCATTGATTCTTTTGGATTACCTGTATT